CCCCCGGCCGTGGCGTCGGTGATGGTCACCGTGCCGCTCTTGGTGCTGCTGGCTCCGGAGTAGATGAGGAACCCGAGCCTATCGCCGGGGTTGACGGCGAACGTGCCTGTCCCGGTGATCGTGTAGTCGCCGGTGGGCGTATAGATCACAACCTCATACGGTGATCCGGTCCAACTGATGTTGAGGAGGTGCGTGCCGGTGAAACCGGAGACGGTCTCCAGGGTGTTGTTGCCGACCAGGTGACCGTAGAGGTTGCCCCAGGAGCCCGCGACCGCCCCGGTCGAGCCGCCGCCCCCCGTTCCCGGCATGACGTCCAGGACGCCGCTCATCAGGAGCCGCCGACCCCGGTCATGATCCAGTAGTCGCCGCTCTCCAGAATGAGGGTCACCAGCCCATATTGCGCCAGGGTGCGCGTCGAAGCTCCAGAGGCGACTTGGCCGGCGAGCGAGACGCCCCCGCCCGCAGCAGCCGCGATCGTCAGGGCGCCCGAGCCGATACAGCGCAGCACAATTGCCGTGCCGTAGGGAAAGGCCACTGAGGAATGGGCCGGGAGCGTATAGGTCGCGGCGCTCGATCCAGCGAACCGGATCATCTTGCCGGCGTCGTCCAGCACGAGCGTGTAGTTCGCGTCCTGCTCGTTCACCGGCATGCCGCGGAATCCGGCCGAGTGATCGCCGGACGGACCAATCGCGGTCGCGAGCTGAAGCTCGCCGGTCATGGCGCCGTTGGGTTGCCCCACGCCAGCAACGTTCAGCGGCGTGTAGCCGAGCGCGGTGAGCACGCCGGTCCACCCAGCCAGGGTCAAAGGGCTGACATAGACGCCGGTCGCTGTCCCTGCATTCACCTGCGTCTGTGTCGCCGCTTCCACATCGAGATTGGCCGGGTCGATGTCGGCGATGACGCCGCCGGTCGGCGTCTGAAGCTGGATGCGATAGGTGACCGTGGGACTGAGATAGATCGCGGGGAACATACCTGCGCCGTTCGCCACCACAGGGTTGCTCAATGGTGTCGTCAGGCCCGCGTCGGCGTAGACCGGCGTCGGCGTCGTGGTCGTGCCGGTCAGGTAGAACTGCAGCAGCGCGCCAGCGATCGGCGCGCCGTCGCCGTCCACCGCGACGAAGACCGGCGCGGGCAGGAGAACGCCTGTGGTCATGGTCTATCCTTGCGCGGGGGCTGCGGCGGGCGGCTGCGGCCACGACGAGCCGAGCGGCTGGTCGAGCGTGTTGCGGCCGCGCGCGCCATAGGTGCGGGCCATGATCGTTCGCCCAAGCTGATCCGCCGCAATCACATCCTGGCGCAGTTCGGTGTTCAGTTCGGCGGCGAAGACCATCGCCAGCATGTAGGGGAAGTAGGTCGAGACCTCTTCCGGGAACTCGATGACATCGGAAGGGTCGGTCCAATCCGCCTCTTCGATCCAGTCGCCGGTGTCGGGCCGATACCAGAACCGTGCGCTCTGGCCCGCGGCGTTGAGCGAGATGTTCCCCGCCCCGCCATTGATCAACCGGCCGTTGCCGCTGACCGCGCAGGCGTTGGTGGCGAACCCCAGACCCGCATCGATCACCCCGAAGCGGTTTCCGGCCCGCGGATTGAGCGGGGCCGTGACCGTGTAAGCCAGCCCCGGCGGAATCGCATACTCGCCGCCGTTCTCAGCCTGGACATCCGGGCTTCCCGTGGCGACGCTCTGCTGGGAAAGGCGCGCGCCGATCAGTGTCCCGAACCACGACGCCTTGAGATTATTGAACGCCGTCATGGCGTCGGCCATTTCCTCGGCCGTGGGCTCATCGCCCGATCCGAGCGCGCCCAGAAGGCGCATCATGCGGCTGATCGCATCGCGGCAGGTCATCGACATGGCTGGCCCCTCACGTCGTCACCGCCGCGCCCGAGCAGACGCTTATCCACGAAGCATTCGACCAGAAGACGGGAACGCCTGTTCCTGCTCCAGAACCCTCGCTTGGCTTCCGGCCGTCGAGCGCATAGGCCCAGTCGCCGACGGTCAGGCCTGAGGTCGGCAGGTTCGAAACCCCATCGATGGCCACGTAGAGCGTTACGGGGATATTGCCCGACATGTCGCCGCCAAGCTGGAGGCCGCCGGCGGCGATGATCTGCCGGGTCTGCGGGACGGCCGCGGCCGCCAGGCCTGCCGCAGCAGCCACGCCATCGCTCGCGGCGCCGCCTGTGCGATCGACAAGGCCCTTGATGACCCGATAGCCGTAGGGCGTCAGTTGGCCGGTCTGCGGGTCCATCCACTGCGCCGCGAAATCCGGCTCGGAAATGCGAACAGGCCCGACCATGTTCGGCCTCCGTAGATTCAGAGAAGGAGGGTCAGTTCGCCGGCCGCAGCGGGTTCAATTCCAAATGCGAGAATGCCACGTCGACCGACTCGGAACACCTGACCTCGATCAGGCGGCCTGGAGCTCTCATTTGCCCCAGGCGCTGCCAATACATGCGCGTTTTGTAGCGGCCCATGGCGCCCATCGGTGTCGCCCGCCAGCGGCTCCAGCGGCGCCCCATGTCGTCGCTGTAGCGCATCTCCACGAGTGGGTTGGCGCCTGGCGCAATGACGTTGCCCATGCCAGCGACGGCGTGCAGCACCAGACCGTCCATGCGCGGCCGGCCCTCTTCGATCTTGATGAACGCGTAGGCTCTGCGAACCAATGGTCCATTGGCATCGGTCCACGCGCCGACCTGGGCAAGCCAGAGATCGTTGGTCATCGAGTCGCCGATATAGGTTACCGATCCGCCGACAATCCCGGCCGCCGGCTGGTCAAGGGTGACCGCGACCCGCCCGCGAAACGTCTGCTCGCCCCAGCTCTCCCATTGCGACCAGAGGCCGCGATTGTAGGAGTCGCCGTAAGCCCCCTGGATGGTTCCCACGCGGGACACGTCGTAGGCGTAGGTTCCGATGCCAGGAATGGTCAGGACATAGAGTTCGTGGCCCTCGAAGGTCGCCACGAAAGCGCTCATCCCGGTCCAGTTCGCGCACTGCCGGATCTTGTCCTCGATCGACGACGATGAGATGCGCGTCGGCGTGTTGGAAGAACGATAGACCACGCCGTTGTCGCCCACCCAGAACAGAGCGTTGTCGGCGAAGCAGAGCGTGTCGCGCGAAGCAATTCCGCGCTGAAAGCCGCGGCCCTCGTTGGGCGAGAACGGCAACACTGAATCCGTCGCGTCCGTCGTGTCGGCCGGGCTCCAGAACTCCACGGTGCTGTCCGTGAAGAACACGAGCTGATCGTTGAGCACAGCCACCGCTCGGTTCGGCGCGGCGCTGTCGTTGTTGTTCAGGAAGTCGAGGCCAGTCTCATCGGTGGCGTCGCTGAGTTCGGAATACCACCAAGTCGCGCTGTCGGTGGCGCAGAACGCGAAACGGCCGGCGACATAGGCGACGTCGCAGACCTTGGGCAGCACCCCGTTGGCGATCGGCGTGAAGGTCGTTTCTGGCCCCTGCCAGCAATAGGCGATGCCCTCCGACACCGCGACCACTTGCGAAGGTGAGGCCGCGAACCGCACCAGATCATTACCCGGGATGGTCCCCTGGTTCAGGCCGCCGAGATAGACGGTGTTCCCGCTGACGGCGAAGATGTGGCCGTAGCCCACGCCCGGCTGGCAGAACGCGCCCCGCAACGGGCCAGATCCCCAATTCGCGCCCGTGACAAGTCCAGGGCGGCTGTATTGCACCTCGCGCAGGCCCACGTACGCTGCGTAGGGCCGCTCCTCGCGGATCGGCGTCTCCTCGCTCAGCAGGTTGACCGGGTGAACGTCTGGGAAGCCGAAGGCGCGCGAGAAGGCGTCAGAGAAGAACGGGATGCGCAGGCCGGTCTGCGTGCTGAAACCGTCAGAGCGGAACTGGGCGATCTGTGCGGCCGGCGCACTGCCCTGGCCCTCGATCCCTTGCGGCATGTGAAGGCCTCCTGTGCTAGTCCGACCGCATGTCTCTCGCCGACGCCCAAGCCAAGGCCGCAGGCGCCTTCTTCGCCGCTGCTGACCACAAGCTGATCGACGCCCTGGCGCCAGATCCCGATCTCTGGGTGCTCGAGGTCGGCTGCCGCACCGGCGCCACCGGCGCGCTCGCCTTGAGCTCCGGCAAGTGCGGGGCCTGGGTGGGCCTGGAGACCGATCCCAAGTCCGCGGCCGAAGCCATGTTCGCGCTCACCGACGTGATCGGGACCGACCCGGCGAAGGCGGCCCTGCCTTACGGCCGCGCCGCTTTCGGTCTCTTCATCATCGGCGACGCCCTGGCCGATTTCGCCGACCCGGCCGCCAGCCTGAAGGCCCTCGTCCCCCTGCTGCGACCCTCGGGCCGGACGCTGGCCAGCGTCACCCGCTTCCGCGAGCGCGAGATCGTGCGTCTGCTCAAGGGCGCGGGTCTGCGCATCGGTGCCGTCCAGGCCGTGGGCGGCAAGGCCGGTTTTCTCGGTTTCGGACGCAAGCAGCCCGAGCGGATCGAGGTCGTGGCCAAACGCTAGGCCTGCGACTCCGCGCCTCGCCCAGCCCCCCGAACACTGTGCTAGACGTGCCGAATGGGGGCGCAAAAGTCATCCAGCCGTGTGTTCGAGGCCATCGCCCTCGTCGCCCTGGCGTTGGGAATTGCGGCCCGGCTCTTCGCCCGGCCGCACGCGCCGCTCTGGATCGACGAAGCGACCTCGGCGAGCTATGCCGCCGCGCCCCATTTCCGCGACTTCCTCACTCTGATTTCGTGGGATGTGAACGCGCCCCTTTACTACGTGCTGCTGCGCGGGTGGGCGGGCCTGTTTGGCCTCTCGGACCCGGCGCTCAGGTCCATGAGCTTCCTGTTCAGCGCCGCCGCGCCTCTGGCCATCGCCTTCGCGCCGGTGCGCGGCCTCACCCGCGGCGAGCGCCTCACCTGGGCGGCGCTCGTCGCCTTGTGGATCCCAGGCATCGGCTACGCCCAGTCGGCCAAGGCCCTGGCGCTGGTCTTCTTCCTGGCGACGGCTCAAACCCTCGCCTTTGCGGCCCTGCTCGGCCGCGAGCGACCCAGACTCCGCGACGCCGCCCTCTGGGTCGGCCTCTCGTGTCTGGCCATCGAGGCGCACTACCACGACGTGTGGCTGGCCGTCAGCCAGGGCCTCATCTGGCTCACGGTGCGCCGGGGCGTGGCCGTGCGCTGCTGGCCCGCTGCGCTCCTCATCCTGCCGGTGTTCGCCGAAATCGGGGCCAAGCTGCCGAATATTGCCAAGTTCACCTCCCCGGGTGTCACCTGGTACGCCCTCGTGGGACCGCGCGATGCGTTGCCGACCGTCGCTCATCTTCTGGGCGGCCCGCTCTGGCTGGTCGCTCTGCCGGCCGTGCTGGCGGCATTCTGGATCCTCGGACGCCGCTCCGAGCCCGCGGCCTGGGAGGCGCCTCAGCGCGTTCTTGCGCTCACGGCGGCGGCGAGCGGGCTGGGCGTCGTCGCCTTCGCCGCCGCGGGCGCCTTTCACCCGTTGTTCAACACCCGCTACCTTGCTCCCTTCGCCCCCGGCGTGGCCCTTGGCGTCGTCCTGGCGTTGCGATGGGTCGCCCGTGGCGAAGGTCAAGTGGCTCAGGCCGCCCTCGCACTCGTCGCCGGGGCGATCTGCGGCCTCTGGCTGGCCGCGGGCGCGTATCACTTGGATTCGAACTTTGACGATCTCGAATTCGAACATGCGTCGCAGAGTCTGATGCAGGCGGGAGTCAGTCGGGTGGTCTTCGTATGGGACAACCCCATGATCCACGGCACGCACATGTGGCCGCTGCAGGCCGACGCCCTGGCCGGCTTCTTCTATCATCGGGCCGAGAGGCCCGTGCAGGTGATCCTCGCCGACGTCGGCGCACGCGACGACCCGAACACTACGTTGCTCGCCACCGCCCGGGCGCAACACGCCGGCATTATCTGGCTCTTCGACGCCGGCGTTCCGGGCACAGCGGCGATCGCTCACCCGCCGCACATCGCCGCCCTCGACCCCAGTTGGATCTGCCAGAACTTCACGCGACACAGGGTAGGCGCCGTGGCCTGCTGGGAGGCGGCGGGAAAGCCGTGAACCTTGCTATTCGAGGTGCCGCGCCGCCTGATCACCGGATGGGCGGGAGTGGGCGAGTCGCCTCGCTGCAACTTCTTCGATTCGTCGCGGCGACGATGGTCGTCTTCCATCACTCAATTACGCTCGCGAGAGGCTATTCCGGCTCGGGCGGTGTCCTCGATTCTGGACGACTCTTTGACTTCGGCGGAATCGGGGTCGACATCTTCTTTGTAATCAGCGGGTTTGTCATAACTCTGAGTGGTCCACTGGCGAGACGCCGACCCACGGCTGCCGAATTCTATCTTCGTCGGTGGGCGCGGGTTGCGCCACTTTTCTACATACTAACGATCCCGATCCTGCTCACCTGGCAGTTCCGGACGCCAGTGAGCCCCTGGGGCGCGGGTCGTCCGATCACGCTACCCCAGATGGTGGCCACCATCTGCTTCTGGCCATCCGCCGGGGCCCTCAATGTGCCGCCGGCCATGAGTGACGCCTGGACCCTATGCTTCGAGATGTTCTTCTACTCAGTGATGGCTGTTGTTCTGATCGGCGGACGTGTGCGGCTGATGGTCGGCGCAGTGCTGGTCTCGGTGGTCGTCCTGACAGTCTTACGAAGCCGGCTAGACATTCCGGCGCTCCAATTCATGAACAACAAGATTAGCCTCGAGTTCTGCATCGGAGTCGGTCTCGCCGTCTTTCGGCGGGAGATTGAATCACTTGGTCCTGGTCGGGGATTGCTGCTGACCGCCGTCGGCGCGGCCTGCCTTCTCTTGTGGGGTTTTGGTTTTGGCCCCGGAGTGGCCGGTTACGATCAGGTCATGGCTGACCAGGGTGTCCTCGGCCGCGTCCTACTCATCGGCCTGCCCGCTGGCCTAATCGTGGCAGGTGTCGTCGCGGCTGACGCAGGCATTCAACGCCGCCGAGAACTGTTCGACCGACTGGGAGACGCGTCATACGCCATCTTCTTGTCGCATGGCTTCACGCTGATAGCCCTCTACATAACACTTCGTGCCCTGGGCGCGATCCTGCCACCGTCCGCGATCACTTTGGGAGCGGTGGCTGTGTCCCTTTGCCTTGGCTATTGGGCCTACTATCTCGTCGATAGGCCAATCATGGCGTACTTCCGGACGCGCATTCCGAAAGTCGTGACTCAACCGCCCCGGCTCGTTCCTATCGACTGAAGCCGCTGTGGCCTTAGGTTTTTGCCAGCGCCTCTCGGGCAACTCGCGCCATCATCATGTAGCCCGCGCGAGTGGGGTGTATCCCGTCAACCGTCTGCGAAGGGTCTGCCGCCGACCAGTAGTCAGCAACCACCGCATTCGTCCGGCCGGCGTAGGCCTTAATCCAGACGTTAAGCCGCTCGATCGCCGATTCGCCGCCAGCGGCATTCGTTTTCCAAGCCCACGGCGGAATGCGCTGCACCGTCCCGAGTACAACCCGCACGCCAGCCGCCTTGGCCTCTAATACCATCGCTGCAATGTTCGCCTCGGTTTCAGCCAGCGGTAGCATCGCGCCCGGCTTGCCGATGTCGTTCACGCCCACCAGGATGTGAACGACGCGGGGATGTAGAGCCAAGGCGTCCTGGGCGAAGCGGGCGCGGACCTCGCGTGAGGTCTGGCCGCCGATGCCGCGGTTCACCCAATCGGGCTCCCACGTCGCTGGCGCGCCGGTGCTCCAGTTGGCGGGGAGACTGTCGCCGATGAACACCACCGGCGGCCGTTCGGCGCAAGCCTCGAGGCGGCGATCGTCATCGTAGTATTGGCGCAGATTGTTGGGATCGACTGCATTCAAGCCGATAAGCATCGCGACCCGAGAACCTTTCCAGGCCAAGGTCAGGGCCAGGACCAGGGCTGGGGCTAGGGCCGCAAAACCGATCTTTGCGGTGGTGCCGAGCATGCTGGGATTCTGCGCCTCGGACGCAATGCGATCAAGCCCGGCGAGACGTCACGGCCCGTTGAGGTTCGCGTCCGCGTACGCCTGCCAGTTTTGCAGCGAGAAGAAGCCCGGCGACGACGCCCCCTGAGATTGGTCGGCGGCGTAGCCGACGTTGGCGGCGGTCAGATAAGACCCGACGGCTTCACTGTACAAATTATAGAAGACGACGCCTTCCTGGCTGCTGTCGAAATAGTAATTCGTGCAGTCGTCACGGATTTGGATTTCCCACGGTCCCGTGTAGTCGTTACGGATCACGAACCCCATGTTGCTGTGATAGGGCGTGCTCCCGTCGGTCGTGACGTTGGTTATGTGCTCGACCCGTTCCTCATAACCGCCTGCAAAATAGGCGGTCTCGAAGCCGATCAGCGCGGTCCCGTCGTAGAGGTAAAGACCATTGACCGTCACCGAGCCGGTGTTCGGCACAGACGCCTGAATGGTGACCCTCACCTTCCAGGGGCAAGTTGGGGCCGAGAGGAAGATCCCGCGCCAAGCGTTGGTCGATCCTCCGGCGTCTGGAACAGACATGCCAATCGGGCCGCCGGCGATTGGCTGGATCGCAGTTGCACTGCCCTGATTCACCCACACGAAGCTGCTCAGCGCCGGCATGCCGCAGGCGGACACGCAAGCGCCGCCGACAATGCTCGTCACCTGGCCGGTGGCGTTGATCGTGATGCTGGTCGGCGCGGTGTAGGTGCCTGAGGTCACCCCGCTCGGCGGCAGGTCGGCGGCGCAAAGCTCCCGGAAGGCCGGCGCGGCAGCCGCGCCGCCGCAGGGGCCCGCGTAGACCTCGCCGACGGGAACCCCGACCGTGCAGGCGATGATCGGCGATCCCGAACAGGTGAAGCCCGGTATGGTGACGCCGGTCGCCGTCCCGCCGCCGGCGGCGACGATCGCCTGCACCGTCGTCTGCATGAGCTGCGGGCCTGCCGCCGGTTCTATCGGAATAATGTCCGTAGACAGAACGGCGCCACGCTCCGGGAGGGCCGAGAGCGGCGCGTTCTGGGCGAGCGCCGGCGCCGCCGGCAGCAGAGCCGCCAGCCAAACGATCAGTTGACGCATCAGATATCCTCCGAGGCAGTATTGCCGCTGCGCTGGAAGCCGACCCGGATTAGCAGGTCGCCCGCACTCCGAAGCCTCGGCGAAGGCGGCCCAAGGCAGAGGTGCTCGACGCTCTGCGGGAAAGCCGGATCCACGTCGTGGGTCTTGAGTCTGTCGCCATCCCGACTAGCGCTCTTGCCGGTGACCGCCATGGCTAGAAATACTCCGTGCGCGTCGGCTCGGCGTGGCGGCCGGGACGGATGAACATCGTCGCGCGGGCGGCGGCGATGCGCCGGGCCAGCCAGGGCGTCGGCTCTTCGACCGAAAGTTCGTCGACGCACCGTTCGGCCACCAGGGAGGCGAACGGGCCGCGATAGCGGACATTCAGCGGCAGCTCATCGTCGAGGCGGATGTCATAGACCGGCAGCCACTGGTTGAGGTCGGCGCGGTAGAACCAGAGATCGGTCGCGGCGCCGACAACCTCGATCCGCGCCCCATCGGTCGGCGCGCGCCAGCAGACGCCATCGGCCTGCCCGGTCGAGCCTTGCACGTTCCACCACGGGGCGCCGACGAAACCGTAGTCGTACGGATGCTCGCCCGGGAACATCGGGACGGCGTTGGGCAGGATCACGGTCACGCTGGAGCCAGCCCCTATGCGGATGCGGGTGTCCTGGTTGGCGATCCACTGGCCGTTGAAGCCGGGCGGGGGGTTGTTCCCCGGCACGTCGATCTCGCGCAGCGGCACGCGCGCTTCGTGGAGCTCGGTCAGCACGTCCTGGCAGGCGCGAAGGCCCGAGGTGAGCTGGTCGATGTGCGGATCCTCGCCGGGCGCAGTCACCTTGAGCGCGCGCAGCGCCGCTTTGATCCCGTCCCTGCAGGTCGACATCCGCCTCCCCTCCTCTCGCTTCGTTCGTGGAGTTGCGGTGCGACAAGTCCGGAGCGCGCGCGGTAGCCGTCAGGCGGAGGCGGGCTTCAGCTTGGCGGTGAACTTGTTGATCAGGCTGTTGAGCAGCGCGTCGGCGATGGGCTCGCTGAGCGGCCCGACGATCGGCAGCTCGGCCAGGCCGGCGTTGACCACCGCGTCGGCGATCGGATCGATCGCGGCGAGCGCGCTGTTCTCGGCGGCTTGCAGGTCGGCGAGCGCCTGCTTGGCGGCCGGCACCTTCTCGGCCACCGGCACGAAGAAGTTCTTCACGTCGGTCCAGATGTCGGAGAGCGTAGACATGGATAGTCCTCTTGCGTAGCGCCGCCGTCCCGGCGGCATGGTTGTCAGCGAGACGCCGGCGTTACGACTGCGGTTTGGATGCGGCGGCGAGCGCGCCGGCCAGGCCGCTCACCGCGGAGAGGCAGACGTCGTGCGCGGACGTGGGCGCCAGGAAGAGCACGCCGCCGGCGATGGCGCCTATCACCAGCGCGGCGAGCATGTTGAAGCTGATCTGAGTCAACGAGAGCCCCTTTCCATCATGTCGGCGAGGCGCATGGCGCGATTGCCCACCTGGCGCGCCCACTTGGAAAGCAGCATCAGGCTCCCGGCCCTTTGCCACTCGCCGGCGTGGGCCGCGTCCAGCATGTGCTCGAAGGTCAGCAGGCCCCCGACGCCCAGGTTGAAGGCCATCTCGACGATGACGTCCTGGCGCACGTCGTCGAGCCTGCGCCACCAGGGCAGCCGCGCGTCCAACTGCTGCTCGGCGCGGGCAATGTCGGCGAGGAGGGCAGCATGCGCTTCCTGGTCGGTCCACGTCAGGCCGGCCTTCACCTCAGGCCCGGTGTGGCCCCAACCGATGGTCCAGACGCCCACAGTGTCCTGGTAGGCGTGAAGCCGCAGGCCTTCGTCACCCTCTAAATCGTCGATGAGGAAGGGCGTGGTCATCCCCCTACGCGCTCCGCGCTTCGTAGGATTGGCGGGCTCGCATTTCCCAGAACTGGTGGCCGCGCCCTTCGTAGCCTTGGCGAAGGAGGGTCATGGCGCCTCGTCGAACAGACGCCCCTTGATGAACGCCACATCCTCGCGGATGCCGATGATCGCCTCGGTTTCGACTTCCAGCGCGTGGACGCGGCCTTTCAAGGCGTCGATCTCGCCCTGCAGCCGGCCGTAGCCGGTCAGGAACGGGATCGAGCCCATGACGAGCACAGCGCCGGCGCCGAGAAGGCCGCCGATGATCGAAGGATCCAGAGTCACGGACATCCTCCTCCCTCCTGCCGATGTGGGGCTCGTAGCGTCGGCGCTGCGTTCATTACGGGTTGGAACCGGCGGCCGGCTCGACGAAGTATTCCACCGCCAGGGCGAGCGCGCCGGCCGCGGCGGTTGCGGCGGCGGTCGAGACCGTCACCACCACCGGCGTGTCGGCTGCGAGCGGCGCGGTCATAGTGTTCGCTGAGACCGCGGCGCTATCGATGGCCGTGGCCGCCATGAATGCCGCCGGCGCTCCGGCGTAGCCGACCTCGACGTGCAGCGTCGGCGAGCCGTTGCTGTCGAGCGCATTGGACGGCAAAAGCCGCGCGCCCGTCACGACGGCCCCTACGGGGAGCGCCGGGAAGGTGATGGTGTCGCCGCTCGCCCAGGTCGAGATCGAGCCGGAGACGTCATAAAGGTTGGAGGTGAGGCCCGCCGCGACCGTCGCGGTGCGAGGCGGAAACTTCTTCACCGCCCGCGGCGAAGTGTAGGCCGTAGCCATGGAATGATCCTTTCAGGATGAGAGGAAAAGGAGCCGGCGAGACGCCGGCGCTACGAGATTGCGCGCGTAGCGCCGCCGTCTCGGCGGCATGTCAGCTCGCAGCCGGCGCTTCGCCGACTACGAATCCGCCGTGGCCGCCGCGAAGACGGTGACAATGCCGTTCTGGACGCCATTGAAGTTGACCTTCTTGACGCCCAGCAGCTCCTCGATGGCAACGCCGGGCCGGAAGCCATAGTCGCGGATCATGTCGGTCCGCGGCGTCGGCTCCTGACCCCAGGCGACGCCGACCGCGCCACCGCCGCAGATGAAGATCGGGCGCACGTCGACGCCAGAGCCGCCCGCCCCGTCGAAGGGCGTGCCGCCGCTTGGATTCTGCGAGCAGAGATCGCAGTAGTAGTCGATCTCGGGGACTTCCCGGTGGATGACGCCGTCGTAGAGCAGGTCGCCGTCCTGGAAGATCGGGTTCTTTTCCATCCCCATGCCCTCACGCGAGCGCGCCTGGGTGTTGGCCTGGTACATGTTGGAGTCGGCCTTGAGGTCGCGGAACGTCCGGCTGCCGTGGAAGGCCACGAAGTATTCGCGGCCATCCCCGTCCTCGACCCGGAATGGCCGGATGTGCGGGTCGGCGAGCTTGGCGATCCGCTTGGCCAGCCCCATTGTCGCCGTCGAGGTCGTCATGCCCGAGGTGATGTTGGAAAAGCCCGTCGCCATGCTGGTCGAATAGTTGCTCCGCAGCGTGCCGAAGAGCACCCGGTCGGGGTTGGCGGTAAGCCAGGTGGCCTGCTGCGCCGTCGACGACTGATCCCAGGGGACGACTGTGCCATTGGTGTCGACGATCAGATGCGCCATGGCGTGGATGATCTCATCGCGCAGCTTCTCCGATTCCCAGACCACCAGAGCGTCGCGAGCGGCGTTCCACAGGTCGATCTCGGTGCGGAACGTGGTGGACTTCGGAAGGTCCACGGCATTCCGCCGCCAGTCGATGGTGATCGGGCAGTTGAAGTTGGTCAGCTCCTCTTCGTTGCCCGCCAGCACCTGCGCGCCCGTCACGCCGCCGGACTTCAGCCGGCCGATGAACGGGATGTTGATGGTGCGGAAGTTCTCAGATTCGCGCTGGAACTTGGTGAGGATGATGCCACCCTTGTTGATGTCGGAGTTCGACATGTAGGGCGCGAAGCTGCTGTAGCGGACGTACTCCTGGAAGTACTTGGTCAGCCACACCTGCCGCTCGGAAGCGGTTGCGAGGATGGTCTCGGCCATCGACTTGTCCTTTCGGGTTGTCGGGCGTCAGGGACGCGCGGCTATTTTCGAAAAAGGCTCGCGTAAGCTTCGCCTTCCCCGGTGGGGACGGCGTTGGCGCCGAGCGCCCCGGTCCCGCTGGCGTTGGCCAGGGAGACAGGCGGCGGTTTCGGCGCAACATGGTTTGCGCGAGCCGGGGTTTGCAGCGCCGGCGTTTCGCCAGGAGCCTGGGCCTGAGCGGCTTTCCAGGCGCGGAAGGCTTCGAGGTCGGCGGGGCTTACAGCCTGGAGCACCTGCTCGTGGTTGTAGGCCAGCACCGCCGCCTCGTAGGGATCGTCATGGGCCGCCATCTCGGCGTTGAAGTAGGGGTCGCGCTCGGCTCGGTCGTAGGCCCACTGGTGGACCTGATCGATCAGTTCCTTGCCGAACTGGCGCTCGGCGAACTTGCGCGAATAACGCAAGTTGTCCTGATAGCGCTGAGCGGCGAGGACCTGGTCGGGCGGCAGGGGTTGGGCGAACACCTCTTCCTGCTGACGTTTCCAGTCCTCGAGATCCCGGGCGCGACGCTCGGCCGCCTGCCGCTTCTCCCGCTCGTCCAGCATGGCCGCGATAGGCACATGGCCCGCTTGTAGCGACGGCGTCTCGCCGGCATCTGGTTCGGGCGCGGGCGGGGGCGCAGCCTCGACTGGAGCTTGCGGCCCCGGCGGAGTCTCAGGCGCAACCTCGGGTTGCGGCTGGGGGGCGCCCAGCGCGGCGTCGAGTGGATTGTCCATGATCGTCCCTAGCGCCCGTGCGGCGGCGTCCCGTCTCGCCCGTCAGCCCGGCGGCGGCTTTAAGTGAGGAGCGCCCGAACCTCGGCGGCAGGTCGATCACGTAACGCCGCCGTCTCGCCGGCAAGCCGCCGGGACGGCGGCGCTACGCGAACATGAACATAAATAGGACTTTGACGCGGTGAGGAGCGTTGCGGCTAGGCCATCCCCGCGCGCCGTTCCAGCGCGATCCAAGCGTCCAGATGGTAGTCGAAAATCCGGTCCACCCGCTCGCCATTCCAGCGGTATTTCAGATGACGTTCTTGATGTGGGAGACCCAGGGTTCGGGGCCAGAACGCGCCGACGCACGCGCCGTCAGCGCGGCGCACACTCGGGTAGACAACGCCATCGCTTCCCGCCTCGTGAAGGCTGCAGGCCCACAGTTGCGACGCAACATAAGATGCCGGATCGAGAATCTGCGTCCGCAGCGGTTCGGCTAGAGCAGCGACATCCTCGAAGTCGTGATCGATGACGCCGACCAGGACGCGCATGTCCTCCATACGCGGCGGATCATCGGCGTCACGGGCAAATCGCTCAAAGTGGTGAACTGTCTCGGCGATCGCGGTCTCCAGGTCGGAAGCAGCGTAATAGACGCCGAATGAGCCGTCGCTGAACCTGGAACCCTTGGGGTTCAGATGCGTGAAGGACGCCATGACATAGCTGGCGCCCGGACCGCTCACGCGTTCCGCAGCTGGCACAAGCGCAACCTCGCCAACCTCATCGCGCACCCGCGGATTGGTGAGCTGCTCGAGTGCGACCAGCGCCTCCCAGACCCCGGGATCAGGCGTCAGCCGCTCAAACAGAGAAATGGGCGGGTAGCGAGAGGCGATAATTCGCCACGCCTGCGGCCACGCCACATGGCGGCTCGGCACGGCTAGCTCCAGGGCGCTCGCGCTGAATCCGCATAGGCGCGCACGGCGGCTAGGTCGGTCACATCTCCCGCCAGCATTCGCGCCAGCGGGCTTTCGCCAGCGAACGCCTTGTTGGGTCGCTTCACCCAACCATCGGCCAAGTGCGGGTCGGAATAGAGGACCTGCAGCGCCTTGTAGATGCCCGCGAGGTATCCAATGCGGCGCAGCGTATCCATTGGGACCCGCGGCGCGCTTCCCTTCTTCCACTCATAGAAAGTTCGCCGAGGGGGCGCCCCCAAGATAACGCGCGATTCCTCTGGCCCGACTCCCCAAGCGTCCATGATCGCGAAGAAGCCGCGCAGGGCGTTCGCCGCGTCGACTTGAGCGGGACGCCGTGGGGTTCGTTCGATAGCGACTTGCATATCACGTCCTCACTTCCGCACAATGTGTGCCAATTAGCGCGGAATCGCAAGTGCGCTGCACCTATTTCGCCTCTCATCTCCACCTTCCCACACTCGTCAAGTCGATCTCGCAGCGCCGCCGTCCCGGCGGCAGGCCGACGAAACGTCGGCGTTACGCTATTGTCCGGTGAGGCCGCTGGGTGGGACGGCTGACTGCGGCGGCTGCGGACCCGCCATGCCCGCCTGCATGCTCTCGGCCGCACGATCCGCGTGGAATCTGTGCGCCTCGACCTCGGCTCGGATCATCTTCGACTGGCCGCTCGCGACGTGATCGAGCGCGCTGGCGCCGGCCTCATGGGTCTTGGCCTCCAGGTGCTGGGCCTGCAGCTGCTGAGCTTGGGCCCTCTGCTGCTGCCCCGCCGCCTGCGCCTGCTTGAGCTGGTCGACCAGGCTGTGCTTGTGCGGGATCGACGATAGCTGCAGCAGCTGCACGATGCTCACCTGCTGCTGGTAGATCGGCGAGGCGCCGACCAGACGCATCACCTCCTGAAACTGCTCCTGGGCGATCGTGCCGACGTCGGCCATGGTGTCGATCTCGATGTCGACGTCCATCTCGCCCACAGCGTTCCTGTAGCCCAGCACGTTCGGCAGCAGGATCGGCTGACCGGATTGCGGATCGGCCGCGACCTGCGGCTGACCGTGGACGGGCTGGTTGATGCCCACGAACCTGGGCGCGTCCTCCTCGTCGGTGACGCGGATGAACTGCGGCGCCCGCCAGTACTGCTTCACTCGGCCCCAAACCTGGCGATAGATGCGTAGCTCCCAATCCTCGAGGCCGGCGTAGATCGGCGCGAGCTCGATCAGACCCGCTTGCTGGCGCGCCTGCAGCGCCCGGCCGCTGGCGTCGGTCTCCTCGCGGCCGAGCATGGCCGGGTTGGGGGCCATGCGCTCCATTTCGGCCTTGGCTTCCTGCAGCAGCTCCATGTTGCCGGCCAGCTCGGCCTGGTTGGGCGCCATCTCCCAGCCGGGCGGGATGACGCCGTCGGGGCGGGCGGCCTCGGTGCGCACGGTGTCCGCGTCCTGGCCCATGGCCATCGGGTCCCGGGCCTGCACGCGGTTGACCATCAGCGCGTGCAGGGCCTTGGAGCGGCGCTTGTTGATCTCATCCTGGATCGGGATCATGTCCCAGACCGCGCCGTAGCGCATGTTGTCGCGGCGCACATAGGCGCTGCGGGCCACGATCGGGCAGTCAGCCCGGCCCTTGTGGTCGAGATACGGGCTCTCGCTGTGGTCGAGGATGTCGGTGACGGTGAACACCGCCCGCTTCCAAGTCCCCTCCCGGTAGTACATCTCCACGACCATCAGCCGGCGCTGGCGCTGGTCGACCCAGGCCCCGCCGGTGGCCGCGCCCTGATAGGGCCGGTCCTGGTAGGATTGGTCAGGCAGGATGCCGCCGCCCGTACCGCTGTAGATCGTCGACTCAATCGCCTTCTGCTTGTCGGGATACATCGCCGCCGCGTCGTCGGCGTACATCCACTTGGCGATGCCGAGGTAACGGGCGTCGAGCCAGTCCTTGCGCCGGCTGCGCGGGTCGCCGAAGAACTCCTCCCAGCGGATCTGGGTGACGGTCACCTGCATGTCGCCGTCGACGCCGACGATGGCGGCCATGGTGCCCGGGATCAGCATGTCGAAGAAGCAGTCGCTCTTGACTTGCTTAAAGCGGTTCTGGTCGGCGACGTAGCGCAGCACGTCGGTGGCCACGTCCGCCTGATCGGCCTTCTCCGGCTCGCGCGGCCAGGCGCGCGGATCGGACCGGCCGCGCTCGATCACCCCGACGATGCCGTTGATCGCGGGCTTAATGCGGTTGATGACGATGGTCGGCTGGTGGCGCTTGCGCAGCGCCTCGATCTCCTGGGGCGTCAGCTGGTCGGTGTCGTAGTAGTCGATGGCCTGAAGGCTCTTGGTGCGGGCGATCTCGGTTAACTGACGGGCTTCGGTGAAGTAGCGCTTCAGCATTTCCAGGCTTGGCGGCGGCGCGGGGGCGATGAGAGAGCCCGACTCATTCGCCGACGTACCGGCCAACCCAGGCTGGCTCCCGCCGGACGCCGCCGGCGCGGCTTGTGCGGCCATCGGCGCCTCCCTGTGCAGTGATTTTGAGGCTGAGTGTCGAGGCGTCTCGCCGCACCTCGTCTCACATTGCATATTGCACCACTATCCAACCGGCCGGTCAAGCGAATATTTGCATATTGCGACACGTCGGCCGTCGGGCCGCCACTGCGGAAAACTTTTTTGCCGATCCCAGGAACCGCCGATATAGGGCGGCGTTTTCACTGATGTCTTCTCGCTCAATGTTTCGCCCCCCCGACTGAAGGCGAGAAGCTTGGCCCGGTCCGGACCTCAATGTCCGGGCCGGGCCTTTCATTTTGGGGCGCCAATCGCCGAAGATCGCGCGCTCGACGAAGCCCGGGACGGGCTCTAGCTTGGCTGCATGCCCGCCGGTCGTCCCCTCAAACAAGATTCGGCCGCAATATCGGATTCCACGTCGGGGGATCCCTGGCGCCGTCCGCTGATGGCGGCGGCGGCAGCGATCCTGGCCTTGGGCGCGCTGGCGATCTGGCGGTTGGGGAACGTCGCCCGGTCGGGCCAAGTCACAATCAACGACAGCCTGCTGGTGCTCCAGGATGGCGCGGTCGTCTTTGGCTTCCTCGCGTTCTACGCCTTGCTCTACCTCCGAACGCCACAACTCTCCGCCGAACTCGCCAACCGCCTCCAAACCCTGGCCGGCCGCGCGGGAGCCAGTTTCGCGATCGGCCTCGCCGTCCTAGCCGCGGCCGCCGCCCTGGTTGGCTGGACCTGGCTCTACCAGGCCTTTCCCATGTCAATGGACGAGTTCTGGCCGACCTTTGACGCTCGGGTCTTCGCCGCCGGCCGGCTCATGGCCCCGGTGGCGTCTGAGTGGCGGCCTTACGCCCACGCGATGCAACCCTACTACCAGCTCGAGACGCCGGACCACGCCTTCTGGATCTCTTCCTACCTGCCGTTGAACGCCGCCGCCCGGTCTCTGGCCTCCTATCTGGGCGCCGAGGGTTTGGCCGGAGCCGCCTGGGCCGCAGCGGCGATCCTCCTGCTCTGGGATGTGGCGCGCCGACTCTGGCCGGAGCGGCGTGACGCCGCGGTAGTGGCCGTCAGCCTGCTCGCTTTGAGCCCCCAGTTCCTGGCGGCGGCCATGACCCCATTCGCCTGGCCCGCCCATCTCGCTCTCAACCTGGCCTGGCTCGCCCTGTTCCTCAGGCAAAACCGGCGGGCTCAGGCTGGCGCGGCCATCGCCGCAGTTGCCGCCTGCGGCCTGCACGAGTGGATATTCGCGCCGCTTTTCGCTGGCCCCTTCCTGGCGCAGGCTTGGCTCTCGGGCCGCCGCCGCGCCGCGGCGCTGCAGGCCGCCGCCTTCGTCCTCGCCTGCGGCTTCTGGCTCGCCTGGCCTGGCCTCGTCTTCGTGGCTCACGGCTATCCCTTCGCGGCCGCCCGGATGAAGGCGGCTGAGAACGCCCTTGCCAACCTCCTGATCCCGGCAGCGCCATCGGTGATGGCCGAGAACCTGCTCCGCCTCATCGCCTGGCAGGCGCCTCTGGCTGCTCCCCTGGCTCTGGCGGGAATCGTCGAGGCCGTCCGGTGTCGGTCCACGTTTCTGCTCGCTATGGCCGTGGGCCTCGTCGTGATCGTTCTGTTCCTCGGCGCGGTGACTCCCTTCCAGGCCCAGGGCTGGGGCTATCGCTACTTGCACGGATACCTTGGCTCGATCTCGCTGCTCGCGGCGGCCGGCTGGATCCGCCTCTCCGATGCGGCGCCTCGGCGTAGCTGGAGCGTCCTGGTCGTGGGTGCGGCCGTGGCTCTCGTCGTGGTTCTGCCGATCCGGGCGGATCAGATGCGCCTCTACGTGTCCCCTTCGGTCCGCTTCGAACGGATGATCCGACGATCTCCCGCCGATGTGGTCCTGGTCGATCCGGCCAACAGCCTGTTCTGGATCGACCTTGTGCGCAATGACCCCTTCCTGGTCGCCCACCCTAAGGTGATGTCGCTGCGTGCTTTAACCCGGTCGCAGATCGTCGAGCTCGGCTCCCGGCGGAGCCTCGAGCTGTTCGTCGTTCGTCAGCGGCAGGGCTGCCTGGCGCCGGTGGGCGTGACACCGGGCTCTGGGCTACACCCACTGGGACCCGCGCGCTGTGAGCCGGAAGGGCGGCGCTACGCGCTCGAGCAAATCGAGAACTAGAGCGTGACCGCTTCAGCATGGAGCGTAGCCTGAGTTGACGAGGTAGTTGGCGCATTCCTCGGCCGAGAAATGGTCGAGGAGGGCGCCGATGCGCCGCCAGGTCGCCTCGACGGTCCGCTCGGCGGCCTTTCTGAGCAGTGTCTTCAGCTTGGCGAAGACCTGCTCGATGGGGTTGAGGTCTGGGCTGTAGGGCGGCA